GTAATTTATTTGCTAGTGAAACTGACCCTACGGCTATTGATTCAGTTTTACGTCAAGAAATTCATGGTTGTTTAGAAAAATTTGTAGAGGCAGCATGAACCCATTTCAGAAAGGATTTATAGAGGGCATTATTCCACCAAAGCCGATGACGGTTAGCGAATGGAGCGATAAACATCGAATGTTAAGCAGCAAGGGAAGTAGCGAGCCGGGGAGGTGGCGCACGAGTAGAACGCCTTACCTCAAAACCCCGATGGACTTATTGAGCGTGACGAATACGGATGTTGAAAGAGTTGTAATGATGTTCGGAGCGCAGACAGGCAAGACAGAAGCGGGTATTAATTTTCTTCTATATACGATTGACCATTGCCCGGCTCCCATACTTTGCGTTGCTGCCTCGTTAGATATGGTCAAGAGAATGAGCCGTCAAAGGTTAGAGCCTGCATTTGAAGAAACGCCCGTTATTAAAGCGAAGATTGCCCCGCAAAGATCAAGGGATGCAAGTAATTCAATGTTTATCAAAGAATACCCTAACGGTATCCTCATGCTTACAGGCTCCAACTCTCCAGCGGGTTTGCGTAGTGCCCCGGTTAGATACCTTTTTATGGATGAAATAGATTCATATCCGTCCGATGCGTCTACCTCTGGTGGGGTTAGTGAGGGTGATCCATGTGAATTAGCTATTAAGCGTACTTCGACTTTCAGCAGAAAAAAGATATTAATGACGAGTACACCAACAACAAAAGATTTTAGCAGGGTCGAATCTGAATATTTAGCGTCGGATATGCGACGATACTGGGTTCCATGCCCGGCCTGTAATGAATATCAAGTTTTAGTTTGGTCGCAAATGAAATGGGAAAATCGCGACGCTTCTACGGCTAAATATGAATGTTCACATTGCGGGGAAAGATTCGACGAAACGCATAAAACCGCCCTGTTAAGAAAAGGGGAATGGAGGGCAGAGAAACCAATGACAAGGAAAACAGCAGGGTTTCAAATGAGTTCTTTATATAGTCCGGCGGGTTGGTTAACTTGGCCTGAAATTGTCGAGGAATTTTTAAGGTCTAAGGATGATGCCCCTTTGTTTAAAACGTGGGTTAACACCCGAATGGCTGAAACCTTCGACGAAAGCTATCAATCACAATTATCAGCCGAGGCGTTATTAGAACGTTGTGAAAAATATCTGCCCGGAACAATCCCAGAGGGGGTCTTGTTTTTGGTAATGGGTGTTGATATTCAAGGAGGCGGGGGAACAAAAGACGAACGGATTGAAGTAAGTACGTGGGGGATAGCACCAGATGAACACATGTATTTAATTCAGCATGACGTTATCTATGGCGATCCAAATCAAGGGACGGTATGGGAGGGGCTAGATATATTACTGACAAATGAATATGAACATCCAAACGGCGGTAAGTTAAAAATTGAATGTTGTGCAATTGATACAGGTGGATTAGCAACGCAGGCCGTTTATAACTATTGCCGTCAACGTCAAGGGATCGGGGTAATAGGAATCAAAGGAAGTAGCCAGTCAGGGAAACCAGCAATCGGGCGCGGTTCACGGGTTGATCTTAATTACAGGGGCAGAGCAATTAAAAAGGGTGTTGTTGTTTATATGGTTGGTAGTGACACAATTAAAGATGTTTTATTTGCACGTTTAAGATTCAATAATAAGCTTCATTTCCACGCACAAACTACAGAAGAATGGTTCAAGCAATTTACAGGTGAAAGACGGGTATTAAAGAAAAACGGGAGGGGTACGGAATACGTTCAGAAAAAGAATCAAAATGTTGAGGCTCTTGATTGCGCTGTATATGCCTACGCTGCATTGAATCATTTATATCAACGTCACCCTCGCGGTAAAATCTACGAAATGTTTGATAAAAAGCGCTTAAATTCGATTAAATCAGATAAAAACACCTTAAATAACGCTAAAATAAGTAATAAGCCTACGCAGAGTTATGTCACAAATTGGTAAAAGGTTATGACATGGGTTTCAGATTTCCCGGCTGTAATAACAGCAGGCACGACAGTTAACTGGGAAGATCTATCAGCTACGGTTGGTTTCGATGTAAACGCAACATCGGATGATTGGACACTTACTTACTACTTAAGAACTAATACGGCTTCTGAAGGCGCGACAGTTGTGGGAAGTGCCTACAATCAGGGTTGGCGTTTTACAATTGCAAGTTCTGTTACTACAAATTTTGATAAGGGTGATTGGATTTGGGCGGCGGTAGCTAGTAAAGGATCAGAAAGTTATCAACTAGCAACGGGTGAATTTAAAGTCAAGCAATCCCTTGTATATAGTGGAACCCCTTCAGCAATAGATAACAGGACAGACAATGAAAAAGCAAGAGACAACATCAAAACGGCGTTAACTAAATTTGCAGATGGTGCACAAGAATATTCAGTCGGGGGGCGTACATACAAAAGGACTTCAATACCTGATCTACATATTGAGTTAAACCGATTAAACGCGGAGATATTAAGAGAAAGTGTTGGGGAAAAAATGGCGCAAGGCGAAGGTAATCCAATTAGATTTTTTGTTCGTTTTTAATCATGGGATTTTTTAATCAAGCTATTTCCGACGTTTTTAAATCTGAGCCGGAAGTGAAAACAATGCCTAAGCAACTAAAGCGAAGTTATGAAGGCGGGAGGGTAAGTCGTTATAACTCTCGTTGGATGGCATCAGCTAATAGCGCTGATACTGAATTACTTAGTAGTTTAGATAAATTAACAGCAAGGTCACGGCAACTATGCCGGGATAATTCTTATTGTCGTCAAGGTCAAAGGAGTTTTGCGTTAAATGTGATCGGGCAGGGCGTGAGAATGCAAGCGCAAACCCGTATGAAACGCGGGAGCAAATTAGATAAGAAAACGAATGATTTAATAGAAGGAACATTTAAAGATTGGTGTCGATACGATTCTTGCTCGGCTAATGGTCGTGATTGTTTTGCAGATATTCAGTTAATTATTGCTAAGCAATTATTCGAGGCGGGTGAAATTTTCGTGAGGTTAATAAAGAAACCTTTCGGGCGTTCATCAATACCTCTAGCCCTTGAATTGTTGGAGCCAGAGCAATTAGATAGCACCTATAACGGCGGCACGAAAAGTAAAAACAATACATGGAGGATGGGAATAGAACGCGACCAATTCAATCGCGCCGTACGTTATGCGTTTTATAAGAAGCACCCCGGCGATGATTCGTTCCCGACTCCAATGGGAATTAAAAGGCACATGCTTATTAATGCTGATGAAATAATTCATCTTTTCGTAAGCGACAGAGCCTCCCAGACAAGAGGCGTTTCGATGCTTGCGCCTGCGTTGGAAGCAATGCACCAATTGTCAGGCATGACCGAGGCAGTACTGATAAAGCAAAGGGCAAGTTCAGCTCTAATGGCGTTTGTTCAAACGAATGACCCTGATGGTTTAATTGGTGACGGCGAAGTTTATGAGAATGAAAGAGTTTCAACTTTTGAACCCGGAAAATTTGTTTATCTCAACCAGAACGAATCGATTCATGTTCCTGATTTAGATGCGCCTACAGGAGAATTTGAACCATTTAATAAAATTATTTTGCGGTCGTTAGCTAGTGGATGCGGTGTTAGTTATGAAAGTGTAAGTAAGGATTTTTCAGAAACTAATTACAGTTCATCGCGTTTAAGTCTGTTAGAGGATAGGGATCATTACAAGATGATTCAAAAGTATTTAGAAGAGAGATTTTTACAACCTTTGTTTGATTTATGGTTAGATCTTGCGGTGTTAAGTGGGAATTTAAATTTAGTTAATTACGAATTAGATCCTGATAAATATAAAAAGGTACGTTGGTTGTTTAGAGGTTGGGCATGGGTTGATCCACAAAAGGAGGTCGCGGCAAGCGTGACGGCTATAAAAGCGGGGTTAAAAACTCAATCGGAAGTGATCAGCGAAATGGGTGGAGATATAGAGGAATTATTACCAGCTCGCAAAAATGAAGTAGAACAAGCCGAGCAATTAGGTTTAATGTTTGATACGACTGTTATCAGTATGAGCAATACGCCTAAACAGCAAAGTGAGGGTAATATAGATGAAAATGACTCACAGCCCAATGGAAAAGAAACGTGATTTAGAAAATCAAATACAACATCGATCCGAATCAGTTGAGTTTGAAGTTAAAGAGGATAAAAGAACTTTAACTTTCCCGTTTAGTTCTGAAGAGCCTGTAAACCGTGGCGTTTTAGGAAATGAAATCTTAGACCACGGAAAAGACTCTATTAACTTTGAGAGGTTAAATTCTCAAGCTCCTTTATTACTAAACCACCAACCCGATAAAATTATTGGTGTAGTTCAAAGAGGTTGGCTTGACTCGGAAAAGAGGAGGGGAATGGTCGAGGTTAAGTTTGCGAATAACGCTTTAGGGAAAGAAACCTTAGAGATGGTTAATGACGGAATACTTAGGAATGTATCTGTAGGTTATTCAATCGAAAAAACGCAAGAAGAAAAAAATCGTGATGGCTATTTTAGGGCGGTTGACTGGACCCCCGCGGAGGTATCGGTTGTAAGTATCCCTGCTGATTATCGGGGGGCCGGAATAGGAAGAGCAAAAGAAGTTGAAAAAACTGACGCTACTATGTCTACACAGCAAGAATCTAGTAATATGGAAACACAGCGTAATAACGCCGTTGCGTCGTCTGACGCGCCACAAAGTAAACCTTCAGAAACAAAACCTGAAATGACTGAAAACACCCCTGATTTAACGGTGGTGCGTGATGAAGCTTCTAAAAAAGCGGCTTCAGATGAGCGCAACCGCATAAGAGAAATTTCTTTGTTATGCGAAAGGCACCAACTAGGTAATGAGTTGAAAGATACTCTTATTAGTGATGGTACTTCTATAGGCGAAACAAGAAAGATCGCATTAGAGAAACTTCAAGCGAAGCCAGTTGAAACAGTCGAGCAAATCGATTCAACTGAAACTAATGAAATCGGTTACAGAGGCATTGAGGATTCAATGTCATATCTTTTGTATGGCAAAGATCATTCAAGAGGAGCCGGCGCAGCATCAGAAGTTAGTGAGGAAGTATTAAAGAGAGGCGGTGTTCAAAGAACATCTGAAAGATCTGTTTTTATTCCTTACGGCGCATTAGCACCCAAAAACTTAAGAGCTACATACAATACTGGAGCCTCTGGAACAGGTGGGGCGTTAGTTGGAACTGACTATTTACCAGAGCGCTTTATAGAAACATTGCAGGCAACTAGCTCTGTAATGGCTATGGGCGTTACTGTCTTGCCTGGTCTAGTTGGTGACGTAAGTATCCCCAAAAGAGACACAGACGCTACTGCTTATTGGCTCTCGACAGAAACAACCGCAATTACGCAAAGCGAAAGCACATTCTCAAATGTGAATTTAACTCCGAAGCGTGTAGCGGCTTATTCCAAGTGGACAATGCAAACCGAACAGCAAGCATTGCCAACAATTGAAGAGCTATCAAGACGTAACTTGATCACAAAAATTGATCAGGCTAGGGATCTCGCAATATTGAATGGTTCTGGTAGTTCAGGTCAGCCAACCGGGATTCTAAACACCACTGGAATCGGAAATGTTGCTCTAGGAACTAATGGAGGGTCGGTCACTTTAAATAATTTGATCGATCTAGAAGGTGCTTTATCTGAGGACAACGCTTTAACTGGGTCTCTTGGTTACATTGCTCACAGCAAGATTATTAACCAACTTAAAAAGGCTCGCGCAGGTGGTTCAACAACTACTGACGGCGCATATCTTTGGAATACCAATCGTCAAGATTTGGGCAGAGGTGAAACGCCCGGCATCATCAACGGTTATGCAATAAGAGAAAACAACCTATTACCAACAAATCTTACTAAGGGTTCTGCATCAACTTGTACTCCTATTATTTTCGGTAATTTCTCCGACATTTTTGTGGGTATGTGGGGTGCAGGTATTGAAGTAAGTGTGGCTGAAACTGAGGATGACTTCATCAAGCTATTAACTTCCATCCGCGCCGTAACAACGATGGATGTAGCTGTGTCTCATGCTCAAAGCTTTGCAGCAATCAAAGACGCACTTAGCTAACTAAATCGGGGGGTCGGAAACGGCCCCTTTTTTCTTATGAAAATCAAAGCATTAAAAAACACCAGCGCTAGCGGTCAATCCTTAGAGGTTGGGAAAACTTATGAAGTTAGTGAAACCGACGCAACTATTTTATTTAGGATGGGTAAGGCTATAGAGGCAGTCGAAACGCCTGCGTGTCCACCAACTCCACCAAAGCCTAAAAAGCCAAAAGTAATTACAACTAAAACTTTAAATGGCGATAGCAACTGATTCACTAGATGCAATATTTTCTGATCTTGCGGTAACTGTTGTCGCTGGAGGTGTTACGGGAAAGGGGATATTAGATGAGCCAACATCGATTGTTGCAGGTGATCAAGTTTTATATGTAGACAGGGTTTTACATTGCAAGTCATCAGATTTTGGAAACCTTGTCGGAGGCGATGCAATTAGTGTTGGCGGGGTGAATTATAAAGTTCGTACTTGTGAAAAAGATATTGACGGTCTTACTTGTCAAATTTCACTAGAAAAGGTTTAAGCAATGGCATCTAAAAGGGAAGATATACTTGCAGCAATTAAGACGGCGTTAGCTGGAACAACTGGAGTCAGTACGCGCATTTTTCGATCTAGGACAATACCTCTTGCTCAACGTTCACAACTTCCAGCGTTAATAATTGAATGGTCTAATGATGATGCGTCACTTGAAACCTCGGCATCTTCAATTTTTTGGTCGTTAACTGTAACCGTTACGATTCTTTGTTCTGGAGATGTACCCGATCAGGGCGTAGATGCAACATTACTTTCTATGCACTCAAAAATAATGAATGATGTAACGCTAGGGGGTGAATGTATGGACATAGCACCAACAAATCAAGCTTTTGAAACGATTGATGGTGATAGCCCTATCGGTGTAATGTCTTGTTCTTATTTAGTCAGATACCAAACAACAACATCAAATTTGGCCTCTTAATACGTCTTAATAGCAATAAGGGATTAATATGGTTGCATAGGTTCACGTTTTGGTAATGGCTAAAAGTTACAGACTAAGGCAACTGCTTTATAAAATTGAGTCAAGCTATGGAACCGACCCCACGCCCACGGGTAGCGCAAACTATTTAGAGGTATTAGATCTCAATATCGAACCGATTGTTAGTGATGAGGCAGAACGACAAATTATTAGCGGTTATTTCGGGAATTATCCTGTCGAGCTAGTTAATAAAAGAGCCAACGTTACTTTCAGTTGTTACTTAAGCGGGTCTGGAGCTGCAGGAACTGCGCCTAAATATGGCGATTTACTCAAAGCCTGTAATATGACGCAGGCAATTGTAAGTTCTACATCTGTTACCTATTCACCTAACTCAAGTACAGCGGGCGATAGTGTTACTTTTTATGTGAACTATAATGGTGTTAGACAGATTGTTAAAGGAAGTCGAGGAAGTTTTAATATCGAGATGACAGCAGGGGAATTGCCCGTAATTAACTTTACTTTCACAGGAACATTTGCAACACCTACAGACAGTGCAATTCCGACTCCAACAAAATCAAATCAAGCGGTTCCGCTAGCATTTACAGCAGGTAATACAAGCGCATTTCAATTATTTTCATACGCCGGAGCTGTTCAAAGTTGGTCCTTCGATATGGCGAATGAGGTTGTCTTTAGGTCATTAGTTGGTTCAACTGATACCGTACAAATCACAGATAGAAAACCAACAGGGACAGTTGTATTAGAAGCGGTTGCAATGAGCGCGAAAAACTTTATCGACGCTGCTAGTAATTCCGCACAAGGAAATAACACCCTTTTGCATGGAACAGCAGCGGGAAACAAAGTTCAGTTGAGTTGTCCCCAGACAGATTTAGGCGCGATCACCTATGAAGAAAGTGATCAAGTTTGGATGCTTAATTGCCCTTATCGAGCAGTTCCTACAGAGGCAGGCAATAACGAGGTAGAAATCAAGTTTCTTTAATATTGCGTTAGCGTAATAAAGGGTCTACCCTA